TACGCTCGAGCCTGTGCAGTCTACAATTGTAGGAAGAGCAACAATAACAGTTCCTGTTGCTATTTGAACAGAGGAACCTGTAACTGGGAATATTTGATCAATTTTAAAACCAACAGTTCCAACACCTGTAGTTAATTCATTTCCAACAACAGCATCTGTTACATTTCCACTTGCAATAATATTTGGATTTTGAACTAAAAAGTCTAATACATTTGTAGTAGCATCTGCATTTGCTTTTGCAGTTATGACTGCATCGTTAATAGTTAATGTTAATTGTTCACCTGTTACATTAACAATTGCTTTACCAGAAAATCCTAATGTGCCTGTAGCAATTCCTAATTCAACTGATGATAATATTACATTAGCAGAAGCATTGACTACAACTGTTCCGACATTAGCTGTTAATAATAAATTAGAATCAGGTGTTATGTCACCCCAAGGACCAGAACCAAAAGTTAATGAACCCCAACTTCCATCGTTAGTTCCACCAACTAAAACAATTACATCTTGACCGAGTCCACCCCAGTTAAAAGCATCCCAAGTTGATTGACCCCAGTATGTATTTGTAGCCATAAATTTTTATGGCGATTCTACTACGAGATTCTTAAAACTGCACTCGTAGAATTTGGTGCTGGGAACTGAATAGTAAAGTCGCCGTTTGTTGAAGTTTTTGTACCACCAAAATCTAATACTACAACTGCTTTACTAGATTGAGTCGTATTGTAGATAAGTGCGCATGATGCAGAAATAGTAGCTGATGAAAATGTTGCATCACTAAAATCTATAAAAGAAATATTTTGTGCAACTGTAACTAAAGCATTAGTTAAAGTTGTACCTGAAGCAGAATAACCTGTTCCAGATGTTTCATTTGTTACAATATAATTTGTTGTTCCTGTAGAAAATCCTGTAACAGTTGTATAAAGTGCTAATTTAAAAGTATCACCTGCTGATGTTGAAAAATTGTGTGTTGCTGTAAAAAGCTGTTGTTTAAATGAATCTGGTACTATATTTGCCATATTAACTCCTTGTTATTTACTTGGTGGTTCACTCTTTAATGGAATACGAAGTTCACCTGAAACATATTCGTCTCTTCTTCTTAATCCCATTTGTTCATCTCCAAAACTCTTAATAGAATTTTGATATGATTGTTCATATTGTTGTATCATATTATCAGGACCTTTCAAGTATTTAAAAGCTTCTACTAAAGAACCATATAAAAGTAAATCTTGAGCGTAAGTAGATATATAAGTTGTTGAAGTTGTTGAAGTTCCTGAAGTAATAGAAGTTGGTTGAGCATAGTAAGCAATGTTTATTGTATAAGTAGTATTAGGAGTTGGAGCTACAAACCAAGTCGTAGCATTAAAATTAGCCCAATATTTAGGTTCATCCCATAAAGCAGTAGTTCCCGCTGTTGGATTATATTCAGCTAAATAAGAACTATCTTTTTGTTCTAAATTATACGAGTCACCTGTTGAATTTAATAATGTTACATATCTAATATTTCTAAGTCCTGATGGAACAGATATTGTAGAAGTTCCAGTTACAGCTACTGCAGAAGCATATACTCTAAAAGCATCTATATTTAATTCTCTATAAATTCTGTTTTCTGTATCTTGTACAATATTTGAAACTGTATTATCTGATAAACCATTACTATCTACTTCAGTATAGTTTCTAATTTGTGTTACTAATTGTGAATATGTAAGTGCCATAATTTATATTGTCTGCGCTGTTGCAGATCCTCCACCGATTATTGATGTTATTGTAGCAGTTCCTGATGATGCATTAAAGGTATAATTATTTATATTTGTAACTGTAATAACATATCCAGTACTAGTATTTAATACAGCACTTGTAAATCCTGAAGATGAATTAAAATTATTTAAAGTATTTACATTTGAAAATACAACAGTATTTCCAGTTATTCTTCCATGGCTAGGATCATTTACTCTTATAGTAGAGCTACCTGTAGTTATAACAAATGGATTTTCTGGTAAAGCAACAGCAGTAGGTCCAATAGAAATACTACCTCCACCAAAGAATCCTGTAGCAGATGCAGTATTAGATAAATTAATACTATAAGTATCTGTATTAACGGATGTAACAGAATAACCTGTTGTAGTAGTAAGAGTTGCAATACTAAATCCATTACTTGCTAATGAATTTTTAATAATAATTGAACTTCCAATTTTTGTTCCATGACCTGGATCATTTATTGAAATAGTAGAACTTCCTGAAGTTGAATAAAAAGGATTATAAGCTAATTTAACTACAACTGCTGGTTCAGTTCGATCAGGTCTTGCATTTAATAATCCTTGTGGATCGTTGCCTGGAAGTTTTGGATTTAATTGTGGTTGTTTGGGTTCGTATTCTGAACTATGGACAAAGGATCCATTCCATTCAGTAACCATTTCAGCATAAGGAAATCTTTGTCCAGATCTATCTGAAATAGCATAAGCTTTTTTGCCAGTTGCAAAAGTTGTCATTAAACACCATCCCCATAAAATGTTTGAGGTGAAATATATAAAGAAGTTCTTTGTCCATCTTCTGTTAAAGCTCTTTGTAATTCATCTTCATACAACATTCTTAATTGTTCTGTTTTTTGTGGAGAAAATTTTATACTTAAATAATAAGCAAGTCCTGATACCATAGCAGGTATAAATCTAAACACTACATCACTATTATTTATATAATTTCCTGCATCTTCAATTCTTGCTAAATAATAAAATCTTAATAAATAACTTGCTCCTGAATAACCAGATCCTGGTGTTTGATATAAAAATATACTAGGTGGATTTACTCTGTCTACATAATATTGTGAAGGTGTTCCTTGTGATAGTTTATTAGGTATAGCTGCATAAGCAGATCTATCAATTTTAGTTAAAGAAATATCCACAGGATTAGCTGTGTCTGAATTATTTCTGACATAAGCTTCTAATACGTCATTTATACCAGTTGTATTTGGATTTGGAAAATTAGTTGGATCGTTTGCATAATTATATTGAGCTTGTCCTAGAACTAATGGAATAGAAGCTAATTTTACTTTCCATAAATGAACACCTCTATTTCCCCACTCAGAAAATAAAATGTTTAAAGATCTTCTAGCTCCTCGTAATTGATACCCAGAAAAAGAACCACCTAAACCACAACGTTCATAAGCTTCTTGTATTATTTCTTCGATATCTAAATCAAAGGAAGTAGTTCCAGAAGTTGCCATGGTTTTTACTTATCTATAAATACAGTAATTGTCATGTTTGTTATTGATGTAGCACCAATACCATCTTCATATAAAATGCCATCTTCCGGCAAATAAACATCTTGTGTTCCATTAGCTGGACAAATTACAGGTACATAATAATTATTAGTTGTAGTTGCAGAAGTAGTTGCTCCTGCTACTAAAGTATTAATAGAAGCGACACCTGTTGAGCCAACTGTTGTTGGTTGTGCTCTAAATCCTCTTAGTCTTGTTCTACCAGCAAAAAAAACACCATTGGCTGTTAATGTGACTGGTTTAACATCATTTTTATATGACATAATATTCTCCTTGTATTTTATAAGAGCCCTTGCGAGCTCTCATAAAAAAATTAATTATTCGCTTGGCTGACCGTTATCAACTATTGCGTATCTAAATACACCTACAACAGTTCCAGTTCCAGCAGTTGCACCAACCGTAGCTAAAACTGTAACGTTAGCTGTAACTCCTACTCCTGTAACTCCAGTTCCATTAAATACTCTAGTAGTATTTGCAACACCGGTAACTATTTCTTCACCAAAAGCAGTTATACTAGCAGCAGTTCCAATATCAACAGTTGTTGTTGCAGTAGAAGAAGCAGTTATGATCGTAAGATCAATTGGTACAGCTCCTTGTGGTAAAACAAATGGTAATCCACTTGCACTTGTTCCAATTTTAACAGTTGTAGCAGTCGTCGTTGAAGCTAAAAAATTTATTACTTCGGCACACATAACAACTCCAGGTGTAACACCCGAGCTCTTATCTTGGCCTCCATAAGTTCTTATAACTCCTTGAAAAGTACTTTTTGCCATATTATTATCCTCCTAATTAATCCAATGCAGTCATTAGGCTTGTCGACTATACGCGTCCGCATCAGATGTTAATGTATAGTAATTGAAATATAGCTTAATTTATTAGATAGAGCAAGAAATCCTTGCATCTAAAAAGATGTTTTTTTACTATGTATTGTAACTAGTTTTTTAACTAGCTACTGAAAAATCAGGAGCAGATGTTTCCACTTTAATTTGTCTGTAAGCTTGTTCAGCTTCAGCCAATTTAATTTGGTTAATAACATGACGAATTTCTTCGTCTATTTTAACCATATCAAGAGTGTATATTCCCTCTTGAATGTGTTTCTGTTCCCAATTGAGTTCCAACAACCTTTTCTTCTTGTAAAGGTCTTGTACTAGATCCATCTAGAATCTCCTCATAGGTTATCCAGCATTTGAACTTACTGTAAGCTCTATCGCTGTCTTTTAATAATACCCCATTTTGTCCTATTTTGTCAAGGATAGAATTTTCTATACTTTCTTTAGTATCCTCTGTTCTAATATTAAAATCAGCAGTATACCCATAAGCTCTTATTTTAACATTAAATAGTTTTATCATTTTTATCTTTCTATCAGATTTAAAGGGCCCCATAAAGAGGCCCTAAAAATAAATAATGCTTATATATTAAGCACCTGCTGTACCGTAGATACCTCTAGGGTCAGACCAGCCGAAGCTGTATCTTTCTCTAGCTTTATATCTAACGTTACCTGTTTCGAAATCACCTTCCATCGATGTTTTGATGGGAGCTCTTTCAAAATGTTTTAAGCCATTTGGAGCATCTGTCTTGATAAAGAATGCATCAGAGTCAGTTAAAAAATGGTTTACAGTATAACCCTGAGGAACCATTCCCATGTCTTTGATTGCATTGATATCATTATCTGATGTTCCAACTCTTCCAGCAGATTTCATTAATCTGTCAGCTGTGAATTGTAATGCAGAAGGAATAATTAATTTTAATCCTTGAGCAGCAATTTTTAAACCTCTTTCATCAGTGAAAGCAGCGATATCAATCAATGCTTGTTCTAATGAAGTTTCGTTTAAGTCAGCAGCTGTAGCTAATGTATTGCTAAAAGTACCAGCCAATGTTGGATGAGACGTTGAACATAACGCCACTCCATCACCACCTAGATAAGTTGTATTAAACGCGTTGTTTAATACGTTGGCAGCATATACTTGTTTAGTATTCGCCATAGATCTTGCTAAAGCTTTTGTATATCTAGACGCAAGTCTATCATACAAGTTGTCTTCAATCGCTTCTTCAGTGATTGCAAACGCTAAAGCAATAGTATTATGCGTATACCTTGCAGTGAAAGTTTCTTGAGCTTGGTCATAAGACACTCCAGAACCTTCCGCTTTTACCGCAGCATTACCAAAACCTGATAACATTACTTCTTCTTCGAATGCTCGATCAGAAGTTTCTTTATCAAATATTTGTTCATGCTCGTTTTCATATCTTTTATATTCCAGTCCAAACAGAGCGTTTAAACCTGGTTCTAGTTCTTTAACTAGTTGTGATCGTGATATAGCCATAGTTTATATTCTCCTTATAGAATTAATGAAGATGCTTTGATTTTTACAACAAAGTCTTCATTGACATTACCTTCTTCGTTTCCGATGAAAGGTGATACTGAAATAGGACGCAGTTGACCTGCCGTTGAAGATCCCATGTTTAAGTATACACCTGATATTCCTGTTACAGAACTACCAGTTGCATGCAATATACCATAAGATGTTGCAAGAGCAGAATTACCTGCTGCTGTCCCTGTTGATTTTACCAAATACAGTTGATTTGGATCATCAATTACATACGCGTTGATTAGACCTTGAGTCACATCAGTTTGTACGTAGAAGTTTTTCCAAGTTGGTTTACCTGTAGTTGGACTAACATCTATCAAACAACCATTAAATACACCTAGTATTGTAGTAGTTGCAGAAGATGTAACTGGTACGACAGTACCCGAAGTACCAAGACCTACAAGGTCACCTTGATATACAGATGTTGATGCGTTATCAAATATTCTGTACGGTGATTGTCCGCCTGGTGCTGGGTTACCATCAACCTTGCCTAGTGGTCTTAGACCAAAGGCTGCCGTTGTGTTAGCCATGTTATTTTCTCCTTATTAGTTTTTTTAAAACTTTGTTGGTTAGGAATTACTAAATAATTAGTTTTTCTTTGAGCCACCAAAAGTTACACGAGTCTGCCTCTCATTACTGATTGGCATACTTGGATGCTGTTCCTTCATAGGATCGTTTGCAACTGCTTCTTCTCGTTCTTGAGTTCTTTTTGCAAAGTAATCTTCACGAGATTTTGCGATCTCTTCGGGTACCCTAGCCAGCAATAGGCCGCCAACTCCGATCACTCCTGAATGTTTGCCGTCTTTGACTTGTGGATAATCTGATTCGGGATATTCATCAGCTCTCACTAATTCGTATCCTGATCTCAATCTGCCTGCGACATTTTTAGTGTCATCAAAGCCTAATGATTCAGCTCTTATCCATCTGTGTCTAAAGCCTTGCGGCGCAGGTGGTGCATCTAAAGATGATGGTGGAGTCCAAACTTGTGGTCTATTTGTTTTAGACCTAGTTTCACTCGCACGGGAAGTCTTAATCGTTTTGTTTTCGTTTACCATATGCCTATACCTCCTTCGTGATATTTAGTTGTTTCGCATACTCTTCTAATGGCACACCTAATTTTTTAGCAATAGCTACTTGAGAGGGTGTGAGTCTCACAATTTTGCGACCGGCTGTTCTACTAACACGGCTAGCCGAAGCTACAGTTTGTGTTGGTTTAACATTTTCAGTCGATTGAGATCCAGTTGTACCAAATTTATGCGGAAACTCAAGTCTTATTCTTTTATTAATTTCCGTATAGTATTCGTCACTTTGTGGATCGTAACCTTCCTCTTCTACAAGCCTTTTATGTAAACTAAAGGCCGTATAAGTCATTGGCTCATCCTTACCAAACCATGAATTTTTGTCAGCCCAATCACGAGCCTTAGGATCTGGATTGATAGGTTGCTCAGGCGGTTGATAAGCAGGCTGTTCTCTATATTCTTGAACAGGTTTAGTATTATCAACTTTAACTTCCAAAGCTTGTTTAGATTTGATTTCGTCGAGTCTTGCCTCTTCGTATCCTAATCTAGCTATTTCAGTT